GAAATTTTCAAATCTTTTGACTATTTCGCTGGCATAGCTCTTCGGAGTGAAGCCTTCCCTGAAAGGCGCGAAGGTCCCCACCAGCTCGGGGTGATTCGTGACATTTCCTGGGATCTCGGAGTCAGCTTTGTCTCTAGGAGACTGAGCGTTCGGTCTCAGGTTTAAACTGAGATTGAGGATAAAGACAATGGGTAGAATCTTTCAACTGTTGATGCGCTTAGGCGTTAAACAGGGTGCAGCAAGTGTTGGTAAAGCCGGGATCGATGCTGGTAGCAAGCGATTGCTCCAGCAGATCATGTCCAAAGACGGTGCTATTCAGCTGTCTAAGGCACTCGGTTTCACCGCTGTGGAGCAGATGTCGAGTGAAGTGCTCGAAGCGTATCTCTATGAGATCGTTGAGCATCTTCTGCTCGTCGACGAGGCCACGTTGGCCGATGCGCTTATGGCGTGTATCACCGATGCAGGTGATATCGCCATTGAGCGTCTGCTTCCTTCCGTAGAGGATGTCGACAAAGGCGAGGCGCTTGCCGCCACGCTGACTGTCGTCTTGGCTCTCTTCTCGATGAACAAAGAACAAGCTGAAGAGCTTAAACGTTCGATGGCATCGAAAGGCTTGAGTCCGGACCGGGTTACCCTCGGAGGACAGACCCTGTTGACCGTCAAGTCCACTGGTACTGGCCTGACAGAGTATGACGCTCAAGGCAAGAATGGCGTCCCTCGCGGGATGTCTGCTAACAAGCGTACTGCATTGTTCTTCGTGCTGTACACAGTGATCAGTACTTCCTGGTCCGTATACGATCACTATGGTGAGGTTAAAGCTGGTCTCGCACGAGGCGAGCTACCTCCCAGTGCTGATCGTGTTGAATTGCGGGCCCCCGGTTCCTCCGTAAGTGCGATCGAGCGTGAGACACAACGCGCACTGCAAGAAGAACAGCCGCGTGCATTGCCTTCGGGCAGCCGCACCGCGGAACGGGTTGCTGGGCCGACGCAGGGTGATGTCCCCGTGCTCACACCTCCGCCAGGTCGATTCACCTTCACCGGTGAGGGCGACCATCGTCCCGATTTCGCACAACTCGCTCGCCAGAACGACACTGATGGCGTTGTGCGGATCATTGAACTGGATCGCATTCCAGATGCAAGGAAAATATTAGTCGATGGTGACCATGACTACTTGCTGGACGCCGCTCAACAGCGCGTCGCTGCCGATATCGGGGTATCGCCCGAGTCAGTAGGTCGATTCGCTGCTCTGGTAGCCAGTATCATCAACGCGAAGGAGAAGCGTTCGTGATGCTTAAGATGCTGCTCGCTACGCAAGGTCTTACGACCGCATCCATCATGGAAATTCTCACTGGTTTTGTGGTGAGACGGGTTCGACTCGAGGCTCAGCCTTTGGTCGCTAGTATGATGCCCTCCGTTCGTGAGGAGGTTGCTCGAGCGCTCAACGACAAGGCGTACAGGCAAGTACTCGCAGGGGCTGGCCAAGTTACACTCCGTGTATTCAACGGGGTTGGTCAGCTGGAGACACCACTTGTCGAGATTATCAAGGATATCGCCCGACTGTCATCCCCTACCTTCAAGAGCATGCTCGAGAAGGCGGAGAGAGGCGAGAATCTTGGTAGTATGACCGACGAACTCGCAGAGTCCATAGTGGCAGAGTTGGTTGCGCTGATCTCAGCCGATGCAACCGACGTGACGACAGCACTCTCTGTCCCAGGCGCTGACGTGGAGCGCTACCGTTTGATCGTTGATTGGCTCAGGGGTCACATCAAGTCGATTGAGCAAAAAGATCTGTTCCCGGACATCATCGATTTCCTGGAGTAGGTTACGTTATCAAGGAGAAGTTAGGAGTGACATGAAGACGCACAAAACATAAGGATTTACCTCATGAATGGTTCCATCATCACTGATCTGTTCCAAGCTCCACTGGTTGCTGTTGGCGCGTCCGACGCAACTCCGTCCAAGAATCACGTCATCGGCGGCCTCCTGTGGGGCTTCCTGATCGGCTGGATCCTGGGCGTTCGCCAAGGCAAGAACAATCCTGCCGGCAATATTCTGGGCTTCTGATCATGACCGCGCGCAGCCAACAAATGGCTGAGCGAATCGTGGTTCGGGAAGGCGGCTACTGGGATGACCCAGGCGCTGGCCCGACCAACTTCGGCATCGTTCAGTCGACGCTGAATCGTTTGCGCTCTCGTCCTCGCTGGGTAGGCTTGCCTGCCAATGTTAAGGACCTCAAGCGTGAACAAGCGGTCGAGATCATCCGCGTTGAATACGTGGAAGCTCAGAAAGCCCATCTCATGCTGCCAATGATCGGCGAAGTAATTGCCGATACGGTAGTGATGTCCTGGGATGATGGTGTACGCATTCTCCAGAAGCTCTTGGGCTTCGAAGGGAAGGCGATCGACGGTATCGTCGGCAAGAACACCATCGGCCGGTCGGATCAAATTCCGGCCTTCCTCGACAAAACCATCGCTGGTCTTATCGTTCGTGAGTTCCTCGACGATCGCAAAGGCAAGCAGTTTGTTGGTGGTTGGTCCAACCGTCTGCACAAAGTATTGGAAGGTGAGTATGTTTAAGGACTTGCTTCGTCTTCTGGTGAAGGGTGCGGTCAAGGGTGCCGCTGAAGAAGCTTTCAGTGGTAAGGTCCGCGTTGAGGCAGCGACAACCGGTGCGAAAGCGCTGCAAGTCGCGAAGCAGGTAGGCAAGGCGTCGCTGTTAGGCGTCGTGAAGTACGGCCTGCCTGGTAGTCTCGTGATACTGGGGGCGGAATCGCTCCTCAGCGTAGAGTGCGTTCAGCAGATCGGTTCGTTGATTGGTTCATTAATCAACAACTAATCGGAGTAGAGCGTATGCTCATACTAGCCTCACAGTTCTCCAAGCGTCCCCTCCTGATCTGGGAGAATGGCGTAATGGCGGCCATTGAGCGAGGATCCATCGTCCGCATATCCAATATGGAATTAGCGTCCGTTCATCGGTTCGCTGCAATGCGTAAGCTCGTTGAGATCAACGTCAATGAGGTAGACCCTGCAATCATTGAGGACTACCTGAAGCAGACTGGGCAAACCCAAAGCGCAAAGCGCGCTTAGCGGCAATCGAACCCTCCGATAAGGAGGTTTAGCAAATCCGCGGCTCTTATGAGCTGTCCGAAAGGACAACCCGAAAGGGGGAGTGAGGACTTCGGTCCTCCGCTTC